TCATGCCACCTGAGCAGAACAGTATGGAGCTTATCAACCTGGTCTTGGGGTACATGGGTGGCCTGGTTAGTGCTGTTGTTTCGTTTTACTTTGGTGCTTCACAAAAACAGGATTAAAGAATGAAGAAAGGTTTATACTCAAATATTCAAGCAAAGCGTAAACGCATCGCTAAAGGCAGTGGAGAGAAAATGAGAAAGCCTGGAACAAAAGGCGCACCAACTGCAAAAGCATTCAAACAGGCAGCAAAAACAGCTAAACCATACAAGAAAAAGGGTAAGAAATAATGGCTAAGAAAGACCCGCGATTGGCAAGGGCTGGTGTCTCTGGCTATAACAAGCCTAAGCGTACACCTAATCATCCTAAGAAATCCCATGTTGTAGTTGCTAAGGAGGGTGACAAAATCAAGACCATTCGGTTTGGAGAACAGGGTGCTAAGACTGCTGGTAAACCCAAAGCTGGTGAGTCAGAAAGGATGAAAAAGAAACGTGCATCATTCAAAGCAAGACACGCTAAGAACATTGCAAAGGGTAAGATGAGTGCAGCCTTTTGGGCTGATAAAACTAAGTGGTGATAGGAGAAATCAAATGCCAATGGTAAATGGTAAGAAGTACGCATACACAAAAGCAGGAAAAGCGGCTGCTAAAAAAGCCCAAGCCAAAAAGAAAAAACCTAGGAAGAAAAAATAGAAAAGCAGGGAAGAAAAAGGGGGCTGCAATGGCCCCCTAGTTTTTAGATCTCGCACTGCCCTCCAGTACAGGCTAATGTCTGCGCCCCTTCAGTTTGATCTGAGGCTTCATCAATATTCCAATCAATCTCTGTTGGCATCTTCTGCGACAACTCTTCATATTGTTCCTTCGTAATCTTTTCATAGGGGGCTTGCTCATAGCTATGGTCTGAATAGGGTAAGAAAGATACACCACTTACTTCATCAAAGTTGTTGTACAACCAGTTACCAATCTCAAGGAACTCATTGTCCTTATAGTACACAGTAATGGATGGCTTGTGTTCACACCAATGCTCCTGGTAAATAGACCACAGCTTAAGCTGATCCATACCAGTTTGATCTGAAGACATTACAGAACCTTCTGGTGCCTTTTGTGGGAAGCTAAACACTGCTGTAGTTTGGTTTGTAACGTCTACTTCCCAAGGCACACCAGCATTACTTAAGACTTGACACAAAGGATCACGCATATCAGCACGTACCCTACGGATATAGTAATCACTATATCGTCCATGAATACCACTAGCAGAGTTTACAAGCTGTGATACAGTACCAGAGGGTTTAACACAAGTAATTGCAGTAGACTGATTGATACCAAGTTTCTTAGCCCACTCTTTGTTTGTATCAACAGCTACTTGACGAAGAGCCTCAAGTGCCTTTGGCAAATTAGGCTGGTTAGGATGGTCAAACCATGTACCAGTAGTGCATTGTCCAGACATAACAGCATTGTCTAAGATACCAGTCAAGGATACACCAAGCAATGCTTCTTCTTCTGTGTTCTTTTTCCATACTGATCTGAGATACCTAAAGTCAATCAGTGTGCTTTGAAGTGTACCAAGGATTGTAGCTACCCTAACTTTTTTCTTCAGAGTCTCAAGAGTATCGTCTGCTCTTACCACTACTTCAGACAAATTACAAAACTGATTAGGACGAAGAATAATCTCAGAGCAAGGGTTAGTACCAAACTCGTGGTCTATGTCCCTACGCTCATTCTTAGCTGCTTGTTTCTTACTGGCTACCCTGCTAAAGATACCACGCTCACCAGACTTAGATTCATACAAAGAAGCCCACTCATTCAGGAAGGCATCAAAGTCAGGCTTCTCAGTGTAACAAGCAGAGTTATTAGCAAGCCCACGCTGTGGCTCTTCAACCCACCACTGACCATGCTTTGCTCTACGAATTCTGTCGTCTGAAAGGTTAGAGAGTGAGATCAGGGCAGACCTACGTACACCACCAACTACTACGATCTGTGCAACCTTACAACAGATATCATGACACTCAATACTGCTTAGTTTACGTCCTGCTGCCTTCTTAAATACAGAGACAGTAAAGTTAAACAGATCAACCAATGGCTCAGGGCCACTTGCCCTACCACCAAAAGTCTTAAGTGTTGCTCCTGCTGGGCGTATCTTTGAGATATCCCAAGATGGGACTTGACCACTGTACAACAATGAGATCAGTTCACGATAAGCCTTAGCCCATCCAATCTTGCTGTCTGCCACTACGATTGTAGTATCAGTATCATGAAACCCCTCAGCAACATCAGGTAGCTTCTGTATGTACTGGCGTTCAACACTGAAACCAACACCTGTACCACACATCAAGATATACATCATCTCATCAAAGGCTTTAGGGTGGTCAATGGTTAAGTAGGAACAGTTAAACCCAGCTACGTTATCACGATCAAGGGCTTCTCCTGCTGTCATTAATGCCCTCATGCTTGGCATGACTTCTAAATCCAGGATAGCTTCTCTTAGCTCTTGAAAGTCTTTCTGGTACTTGTGGTTAGTACGCTTATCAAAGAAGTAAATATAACGTGCTACTGTTTCTTCCCATGTTTCTCTTCGTTGTTGTTGTGGTAGATACCTTGCGTACCTTGACTTGTGAATGTAGGATTCATATAAACCCATTTCCATTATTCTTTCTCCAATACTTTATAAACAATAAAAACCCCAAACAGTACGAACTGTACTAAGAAACATTCTACTTCTACACCTTCTTCTGTTTCTGATTCGTCAATAAAGAAAGTGGTAAACCCAATGTAAGGCAACCAGAAGCCAAACAATGGTAGACCAAATAACAAAATTCTTCCAAATTCTTTGCTAAAAGATAGTGGCTTAAAGGTTGGTGTCAGTCCATGTTCAGCCATAAATACTATTTGCATTTTGTTTTCCTTTTGTTATCTGAATACTTGTCTTTAAGGAACCTTAACGAAACAGGCATCTCATCAAAGCTTCCGTTATCAACCTCATGAAGCATCCAGATACCAGACCAATTATTGTTTCCTTGATGTCCTAGATACCCCTCACTATGCTGATAGAAGATACCAGCAAAGATACCAGTAATAGCAGTACCATCACCCCTTCTGCTAAATGCTATGTCTCTGTCCTGCACATGGCCCATAACACAGCTCATATGTTTCTTAGTAATCATAGCCCTGGCACTGGATACCGGCCTACCCATAACACCAGACGTAAAGAAATGAGAGAACCCTACGCCATTGATAATTACAGGCTCAAGGTAATCAAACACTTCCCAATCAGACAGGTTAAGATCGTGGTAGCCAATCACATCTTCTAAGATGGCATCGACATCTACAGCACGTTCTATCCGTTGTTCGTGATTACCAAGAAGAAACACAAGCCTTGGCTTCCAACCCTTTTTCTTGTTTCGTTTTAGCCTTTGAATTTCTTTCTTGATTGGTGCAAGAAACAAGTTCATTGCTCTGTTCCCTGACTCTACATCCTTACTGTACCTACGACCTTCAAAGTCCTTCTTTCCTTTATCGTAACTACTAAGTGAAGGCATATCCCAGAAGTCACCAAGGTTTACAATCACATCTGGTTTCTTGTCTACGATATACTTTGCAGCCCATTCAAGATGATCTGTTGATACACCATCCTTAATCTGACAGTCAGGTATCACTGCTATCTTCATGCTTCCTCCTACTTTGTATGTAGTTATCTAGCTTCTTGTCTTCGTAAACAGTGAAGTGTTTTATTCCTTCCTTCTCACACCACTGACCCATTGTTAGTTTACTTCCCTTTCGTACTTTCTTATTTGGATCAGAGAGTACAAAAACTAACTCATAGTCTGGCAAGCTATCCCGTATTGACTTGTACTTTAAGGTGTCACCAGGACGAAAGAAACCTTTACATTCAATCAGGATGTCATCCAATACAAAGTCAGGCTTATAGTTTCGTTTCATAACGTATGGCACTGAGAATGGTTCGTACTGATAACCCTTGCCACTGTTATTCGCTGCAAACTTAGCCTCTAAACTACTCCGGTACTTGCTGTTTTTTGCTTTCTTTCTTGCTACTGCTTTCTTTCTGATTGGCATTATGAAAATCCATTGGCATTGTTCTGCCGCGTTGTAACATCCATAGCAGGTGGCTGTTCTCAACTGCTCTCTGGAACCCGTCTTCACCAAACTCTTCAATGTACAGATCAATAACCAGATTGTCCCAAGTTTCCCTGTCGTTATTAGACAATAGTTTCTCAGCTTTCTTAGGGCCAATACCATTGATTCCAATAATGTTATCAACCTTATCACCAGTTAACATCTGAGTGTAAAAGAACCTAGTACCAGATTCCTCTGTTACTTCTTTCCACTCTTTCTTAATGTAGTTATAGTGAAGGCCAGGAACCATCAACAAGTCTTTATCAATGGTGGCTATTGCGGTATCGTCAGTCTGGAGTAACGCCATTGCATCGTCAGCTTCCATTCCGTCTACAACCTGTGCGTCATAGTGCTCAATCAGATAGCCCCTAATGTTTTCGTAATGATAGGGTTTCTTTGAGCCTGATCTGTTTTCTTTGTAGTCACTCCTAATCTTATATCTAAAGTTGTTTTTACCAGTTAGGAATATCTTATAGGATTCACATTGCGTATCCTTGATGATTTCATTTAAAAACAACTTACAAGTATGTAGCGTAAACGAATCGGGGTCAGCCGTAACCAACCCCGTTTCCTTGTCCGTACTTTGGCAAGCGAACCCTATCCGATAAACAATAGGGTCGCCATCAATCAGAAGTTTCATTGTAATAATCCTTAGAATGGGATGTCGTCATCAAACTCTTCATGTGCGTCTGACTGCACAGCCTTAAGTTCTGGCTTGTTTGATTCAGTAATACGCTTCTCATGAACATACTTAGCCAACCCAAACAGAGACTTAATTGCAGGGCTATCGCTATCCTCAGCACCAGCCAAACATTGATCTGTAAAACTAGACTTGCTTGCTGAGTCTCGGTACTTAGCTGGGATAGAAGCAAGACCTGCAACCTCATCGTATACTTTGTCTTGTACTTGTTTGTTCTTAATCACTACAGTACATGGCATACCCAGTGCGGATTCCCAGTCAGCAACCTGATCTTCTTCTGCTGATGGTTTGAATGCCTTGTAGTATTCAAGTTCTTTGCCAAGGCCAGACATAGTACGAAAGATATTAAAAGGCTTAGTCCACAAAATGCGTGGTGCTTCTTTGCCATCAATAGTTACTGTGTTATCAAGTACCTCAACACAGAGTGAGATCTGTTGGCATGGTGGTTTCTCTTCTCCTGCATAGTTTCGTTCCTGCATACCAAGGTCAGCTACATACACCAGCCTTCCTTCATATTCACCAGGTTTAAGGTTTTGGTATTCGGTTTTACTGCTAGATACTTCTTGACTCATTGCTCGTTCAAAAGCCATGATAATCTCCTTAGTGGATTTCAGAATAATCTTTAGCGAACTTTATGTCGCATTCTAACTCACGATTTAAGTGTAACAATTTGTTGACTTTTTGTATAGACTTGTTTAATAACTCCTTTATATCATTTTGTTTGGTTTCGTTTAGCTCTAAGATTACTTCGTCATGGAACTGTGCTGTAAGTTGTGGTCTTTCCTGAATGATATAAGCAACCCACATATCAAAACAGAATGTCCCAGTACCCTGATTTAGAGTACTGAACTTATCCTTTTCTGTTTTAAGGTAGTAGTAGATCTTTGCAACAGGATTCCATAGCCATAGCTTTCCGCCTATGTTACGTGTCCCTACGTTATTGGCTATCTGCTTTAGTGACCAGTTACGTTTCCAGTATGCCTTGTGTATTCTTTTAGCACCATGCTCACTAACATCTAATTGGCGTTTCAGTGTTGCTATACCAGCACCATAAGTACAAGCATAGTTTCCACCCTTGTATATGTGTCTCATCCTAACCACTTGTTCTGGTTGGATGCCATCCTTGTAATCTGCAACCTCCTGTTCAGTTACAGCATTGGCAGACAATGCAAGGTCAAGGTGTGGATCAAAGTCTGGTGTCATCATCTCCTTAACGTACTCTGGATCGTAGTCCCACATGTAATGCTGCTTGGTACGATCCTCAAGGGATGCCATGTCTGAACCACAGAGAACATAATCGTCATTGCGTACTGTCAGTAGCGACCTAATCTCAGCACCATATGGCTTACGGCTTGAGGGAATGTTTACACAGACAGCGTGTTTAAATCTCAGCGTGTTAGTGAACCCTTGTATCTGGGCCATTACATACCCGTCTGAGTCTACGTTATCAAGGAAGCCCTTTACCAACCCTATTCTATGCTTAACTACAGTCATAGTATCAAGGTGAGCAAGTTCAGGGTGCTTGTCAAACATCTTAGTTACTGACTTGCACAGACTTCCATCGTTGTTCTTGATTTGTTCTACTGCTTTGCCTGTTTGTTTTGAGAACTTAAATGTCTGAGGCTTCCAGCCAAGTCTCTTTAGCCAATCCTTTATTTGTGGGACGCTACCAGGATTTGGTGGCTCTTCCCCAATTACTGTTATGATTTCTTTATCAGTATCAAAAGGCAGACCAGCATCTTCAGTTATCTTCTTCCAACGCTCACCAGTAACAGACAAAGAACCATCAATCTTATATGGCTTTGATGGTCTTTTATTCTTTTTGGTTTTAGGAACTGTTGGCATTACAACTGAAAGTGTGTCAACTGATTCCTGATAGGACTGCTCAAGCTCTGACAATAAGGACTTGGCTTTCTCAACGTCCAGCTTCCACCTAGACTTCTCTTGAAGTGCAGCACACTTCATCTTAAGTGACAGATACTTGATGGCTCTATCATGATTCTCATCGTTGTATAGATTGGTAAGATAGGATAGTAGGTTCTCCCATAGGGCAGTATTGATCTTAACATCCTCAACACACCGCCTACAGTATTCACCTATATCTAGGTTCTCCCAATCATCAACCTTTGGCTTCTTAATCTCAAACCTTTCACCCCATGCTTCAAGGCCATGCTTGGATAGCTCAGGATAAACGTACCAAGACAAGGCAAGGGTATCTACAATGAACGCTTTAGTCTCAACCTTAAGGATCCTAGATAGGACAGGCCAGTCATAACGGATAAAGTTATGCCCAATAATCCTGTCGCTATCCCGAAGAGAACCAAGAAAAGAACGCATGTCATCGTATACTGTATGAACCTGAATGTGCCCAGACTCTTCTCTAACAGCCATGCAATGTATTTTTGTAGCATCTATTCCATCCGTTTCAATATCAATTATGTAGTCAGCCATTTACCACCCCTTCTTAGGCTCAAGGTAAGTAACAGTTGCTTCGTCAAAGAACACATCACAGTTATAAGTCTGTCCATACTCACGATCAAACAACATATAAAACTGAGACATGTTTTTGTTTTCTTCAGGGCAGTCATCTGTACGATCCCTACTAATGCCATGTCCATAATGAAACCATTTCTCCATAGCTCTTGAACCAGTGAACTCACTGCTCAATACCTTAGCCCCTGCTTCATGTGGTTTAGAACCTTTTGGTTTTGGGTTCACATGGGAATAACAAAACAGAGTAATAGGATAAGACTGGACAAGGTCAGCCATGTCCGTTGCTATCTCATTCAGTTTATCGTTAGCCTCTGACGAAGAATAACGTGATACCAGTGCAGTCAGTGGATCAAGAATAAAGATATTGATACCATCAAGTAAGTGCATTTCCTGCATTGCTATTCTGATATCATCCCAATCACGACTTGCTCCACGATCATAGAACCTAACCATTCCGTTCATTGAGAGTAGGGTGCTTCTCAATAGCTCATCTGAGTATTCTTTGTCTGGTCTGGTGAAATCTACCTTAGCGTGTTTACTGGCTAGTTTCTTAGCCGTTCTTACAGGACTGTTCTCAAGGTCAAACATACCAACCTTGATTTTCTCGTTAAAGACCAGGTGGTGGACTAGTTGATGTTGATGATCCGTCTTACCAATCTTAGGTGCCGCACCTACGCAGTGAATGGTGTGTGGTCTTATACCAAAACAAGCCTTAGTTACAGTAGGCCATGGGAAAGGGATACCCATCTGTGGACGCTCCATAGCCTTCTCGATCACATCAACTACGTCAACAACCTCACCCATGCGTACAGGCTGTGCATTCCAAACAGCCAAGTCAAACAACTCTGCACTACGACCAGCTATCAACATATCGCTGGCATCTTTTAGTGGCAGGGTAACAGCTTTAGCAGTGGGGATAATCTTAATGCAGTCCCTCAATGCTTTCTGTCCCGCTTGATCCATGTCAAAACAAAGAACGATATCATCAAAATTATTTAAGTACTTACGATTGTTAATCAAGTCACTGGCTGCACCTTGTGCGCCTCTAGTAAGAGACACAACTGCTGGTGTGTGCTTGTTGTACTTTTCTGGTCTGTTCTCTATGATGGATTGAAACAAGGACATAGCATCTAGGCGACCTTCAGTAATAAATAACTTCTTACCGCTGGTTACAAGGTGGGAACCCCATAGATCTATGTCCCCCTTACGATCACCAACAGCACTGAACTTCTTATCCCTAGTGTCTCTTACTTCATACCCTACGATATCTCCATTACGAGTATCAGGATAGTAATGCTTGATTATCTCTCCAGTTTCTTCTGAGTGTTCAACCCTTACTGAGAAGTGTTCTACTGTGTCCTTACTTAGGTTTCTGTCCTCGATCTCAGAACTAGGTAGTTTCTTGATCTTATTTAAATCCATCTTATTTTCCTGTCTAACCATAGGAACAACTACTGAACTGTACTGCTTTGGATTCCCACTAAGATCTTCTGAACTGTAGAATTTGCCACAGGCAAAACAATAGGCATCCTCTGTTCCATCGTCCTGTAAGAACACCTGGATCCCATCACCACTACCACACTCACAGGACAATCTCTCACTTAAACACTTGCCACCCATTAGTACAGCCCCTGTTGAGACTGTTCTTTGTAACGAAGAAAGGATGACATCTGTTCCATGTAATGTTCTTCCAGCTTGGCATTCAGTTTGTTTCTGAACTGTTCATAACCATTCAGTTTGATATAGCTCATGATATCAGATAACAGATATGCCTCTTCCATCTCTGATGTGAAGTCCTGCATTATATCGTATTCTTCTATTAGATCTTTCATTTCGTAATCTCCTTGTTTGTTGTTCTGTGAACAATGGTAATACAAAATACAACAAAAGTTATAGACCCTTTCGTTATAAGAACACGAAGAAACAGAACGAAGAAAGTATTTGACAGGTTTTTAAGCCAGCAATACAATGCCTCTAAGGAAAAGCCAAGAAGATATAAGAAAGAAACAATAAGAAATAAACAACTTCCTAGAAACTTCTAAGAATATTCTTAATAAGGCCATAGCTATGTCTAAAGCAAGTTCAAAACAGGAAGGCGGTAGCCACTACAAAGAGATGGCTATACAACCAATAGAGTATATCCAAGCAAACAGTTTGGATTACCTGGAAGGGAATGTAATCAAATACGTTTCAAGACATAAGACAAAGAATGGGCAAGAAGATATCAAGAAAGCAATACACTACTGCCAACTGATACTGGAGTACCAGTACAAGAATTAAGGTACTCTTCCATTACCCATAATTTCTAAAGCAGTTCGTTACACACCACTGCATTTTCGTTAATCACCACAATACATTCCGTACACATATCAAGGTACTCATCTGCTTTTGGATGTTCAGGTGGGTACTTGAGTGTTACCTCGTAGTTATTTAACTCTGAATCACAAACACAACATCTCATAATCCTAGCTCAAAAAAAAAGCCCCTTCCATTTCTGGTTGGGGCTAATGAGGATATACCTATGGGAGATACTGAGTTAAGTATTAACTATACAATCTGTTCTGTCAAGTGTTTTTGTTCATTATTTTATATAAAATTATCTTGTTTGTTATCTGAGCAGAGACAAAGGCTAAGTAC